CCAAGAAGAATTAGTTGGCTTCTTCCCACTATTACATAGTATCATGCGTGAAACTAATACCGTTGACCTTGAAGAATATGTATCAGGCCAAGATATAGAAGAAGCTACTGCTTTAGACAAATATAAAGATAATCGTTTTGCACCCCAAAACGAGCCTGCCAAAGACCGCCCAATGCCACAACAAGGTGAAGGTGCAGCACCTTGGGAAGATGATGGTGCTTATTATGTAATGCATACTAATGTACGAACTAGCGAATCAGATCCATACAAGGGACCGTTTGCTAGCGAGCAAGAAGCACAAGCATGGATTGATTCCGAAAGTCCTGATCCAGAAACATACTCTGTAGGTACTCCTGGGAATATTGGGCCTATTGATCACGGAAAACCAGTTAACGAACCTTCTAATTTCAGCAAACCAAACAATCCAAATCGTACAGGCAGGAACGCTGCTCAAGCATTAGCGCAACGTGGTATGCAACAAGCATCTCCAGCAGACAGCATCAACGCTTTTGAAGAATGGGCAGATGCGACAGAAAAAGGCACACTTACAGACTACCAACTTGATAATTTAAAAACAGCAATTGAAGCATTACCACAAGGACCACAAGGACCACAATTAGACGCAGAAATAGCAAATGATTTTTTTAACGATCCTGAAAAAGGCTTAACAGAATTACCAAATTTTGAAAAATTAACTCAGGCATTACAGGACGAAGAAGGACGCAATGAAGAAATTCGAGCAACGCCTCTTCAATTATTTCAAGCATGGGCAACAGATAACAACCCTGATCTATTAGCATCGTTAGGCATGACAGGTGCTGAACAACCAGCACCTGCTCCAGAAACACCTCCAGCACCTGCTCCAGAAGCAGGAGCAGCACCACCAGCACCTGAACAACCAGTAGCAGAAGGTAAGAGCAGCATGGTACAAGAAGTGGCCAAGATTGTTAAGAGTTTTTACAATCAATCTAACGAAAGCGTTGGTCCATTCCGTGCTCCAGAGAACATAGCATTGGATTGCAAAAAACAAGTTACTGAAAAGTTTGGTGAAAAAGCAGGCGAACAAGCATATGAAATGGCAGAAGCATTTATCAATAAACTAACGCAAGAATGGCACCAAAAACATGGACACATAAAAAGTAACCCTGTAGATCATGGTGACGGTTTAAGTGTTGATGGTTTGAAAGAAATCTTAGGTAGAATTAAACAGAAAGTGGAAGGCATTGGACAACAAGAAATGGAAGAAAAAGATGACTGGCATCCTTCCAAGCACGTTACTGATCCACAAAAACAAAAAGAACTTGAACCATATAATAAACTTGTAGACCGTGGAAGCGCAGCTGATCGTTTTGACTATCTAGATAAAGCCGGTGTTAAACGTGACCAAGAACAACATGAAGACGGTCCAAAGGCCAGTGAAGTACCAGCATGGAAACGTAAAGAGCAAGGTAAGGCACCATTGACTACTCAAGACTTAGAAAAAGAACGCGACCAAAGTAGAACGACTCAGAAAGGGTTAGATGCACACGCAGCCAAAATGGGCGTAGGCGAAGGCGAAGGAGATTTTAGTCAAGCAATTGGTAATCTAAACGGTTGGTATGAAGTTGATTCAAATAACCCTAACACAAGACAATATAAATTTGATGATCAAGAAGATGAATATTATGCCGATGGTACAGTTTTACAAGATTTAAAAACTGGTAAAATTAAAGTAGAATTTAACGATAAATCAGGCGAGTACGGTGGAAATGATATCAACGATACTTTTAATTCCATCGGTGATGCTATGGACGCCCTTGGAACTATAACAACACAACGGAATTATAATAACGGCAAAGCACCCACACACGATACACTTGCAAATAGAAATGTAGCGGGCCCAGACGATATATACAAAACAGATAGGGCCGGTAAAAAAGGCACACTAACAAAAAGCCGTATGGACACAATGAAGGGATCAAGCCAGTATCGAATGAATACTGGACCAAAAGGACCTTTACCAGAAATGGCTGATATTTTAAGGCTGGCAGGAATTGGCAAAAAATAATTGGCAAAAATAAGCAGCCATCGAGGTTGCGATGATAAATAAAACTGTGTATAGTTAATGCTATGCACAGTTTTTCTTTTAGTCAGTTGGCTTTAAGAAAGCGGCATAATACATTTTATAAAGGCAAAACATTATGGCAACATTAGCAGAAATTCGCGCAAAACTTCAAGCAAGTTCTCAACAAGGCGGCGGCAACGCAGGCGGTGGAGACAACGGAATATTTCCTCATTGGAATATGCCAGAAGGATCAACTACCACAGTTCGATTCTTACCCGACCAAGACCCAAACAATACTTTTTTCTGGATAGAACGTGCAATGATCAAATTGCCCTTCGCCGGTATTAAAGGTGAAACAAATAGCAAACCCGTTACTGTACAAGTTCCTTGTATGGAAATGTGGGGCGAGACTTGTCCAGTTCTAACTGAAGTCCGTCCATGGTTCAAAGATAAATCTTTGGAAGATATGGGTCGTAAGTACTGGAAAAAGAAATCTTATCTATTCCAAGGTTTTGTTATTGATAGCAAACTTGTAGAAGAAGGCAAGACACCTGAGAATCCAATCCGTCGTTTCATCATCGGATCACAAATTTTTAACATTGTTAAGAATGCGTTGATGGATGCTGAGATTGAAGAACTACCAACTGACTATGTTCGTGGTCTTGACTTCAAGATTGCTAAAACAAGCAAAGGTGGTTATGCTGACTATTCTACATCAACCTGGGCTCGTCGTGAACGTGCTCTTGCTGAAATGGAACAAGCAGCAATTAAACAACATGGTTTGTTTGATTTGAAGAGCTTCCTACCTAAGAAACCGGGTGAAGTTGAACTCAAAGTTATCGCAGAAATGTTTGCAGCATCAGTTGATGGTGAAGCATATGATGGCGATCGTTGGGGTCAATACTTTAAGCCAGCAGGCTTTGGCGGTAGTGGTTCAGCAACTGGTTCTACAGCAGCACCAAAAGCAATACCCGTAGCAGCACCAATTGAGGAAGATGACATCCCTTTTGAACCTGCGGCAGCAGCTCCCGCTAAAGTGGTTGCACAAGAAGCAGCACCTGTTACAAGTAACGCAGGTAGTAGAGCGGCAGATATACTTGCCACAATACGTAGTCGCCAACAAGCAAACTAAGGAGTAACAGATGGGAAAAGCATTTGATATTTCTAAGTTTAGAAAGTCAATTACTAAGTCCATTGATGGACTTGGTATTGGCTTCAACGATCCAACTGACTGGATCTCAACTGGCAATTATGCTCTTAACTATCTTATCTCTGGGGACTTTTTTAGGGGAGTCCCCCTGGGTAAAGTTACAGTATTTGCCGGTGAAAGTGGTGCAGGAAAGAGTTATATTTGCTCTGGAAACATTATCCGACACGCACAAGAACAAGATATTTTTGTTATCCTAGTTGATAGTGAAAATGCTCTTGATGAAAAGTGGTTGTTAGATTTAGGTGTTGATACCAGTGAAGATAAACTACTTAAACTCAATATGGCTATGATTGATGATGTGGCAAAAACCATCTCTGAATTCATGAAAGAATATAAATTAATGCCCGAAGAAAGTCGTCCAAAGATTCTTTTTGTCATTGATAGTTTGGGTATGTTGTTGACTCCTACTGACGTTAATCAGTTCGAAGCTGGTGAGATGAAGGGTGACATGGGTCGTAAACCCAAAGCACTTACAAGTCTTGTTCGTAACTGTGTTAATATGTTTGGATCGTGGAATGTTGGTATGGTTTGTACTAATCATACATACGCAAGTCAAGATATGTTTGATCCAGATGACAAAATTAGTGGCGGGCAAGGTTTTATCTATGCGTCATCTATTGTGGTTGCCATGCGTAAACTGAAATTGAAAACTGATGAAGATGGTAATAAAACTACCACCGTAAACGGTATCCGCTCAGCCTGTAAGATCATGAAAACACGTTATTCTAAACCGTTTGAATCAGTACAAGTTGAGATTCCATATTCAACTGGCATGAGTCCATTTAGTGGTTTAGTTGATTTGTTTGAAGCCAAGGGTAAGTTGAAGAAAGAAGGCAATAGTCTTGTTTATACAACTAAAGATGGTGAAATTATTAAACAATTTCGTAAGGCATGGAACAGTAATGACAAAGATGGATTAACTGTAATTATGGCTGAATGGGAAGAAATTAGTATGCCTGTAGAGGCAGTGGAAACAGAGGAAGTATAAAATGGAAGAAGATCAAATTATCGGAGTATGGGACACTTTTAAGGACTATATTCCTGAAAAAAATCGTGAAACAGCAGCAACACATTTTGTAGATTTTTTAATTGCACAAGATGTAGAACTGTCAGTTCTTGAGTCAGTTATGGGATTTGATTCTCATCTTGATTCTGCAATACAACTTATTGTAGATGAATTTAATGATGAAAATCAAATTGATGAAGACGATACTTACTACGAAGACGAGGAGTAATTGTGAATTGGTACAGCAAAGTAAGCAAAGATATTGCTCACTTGCCAGGCTGTATTGATTACTATTACCTTGAATTAGATTCAGCAAGAGCAGAGGTTAAAATCCATGGCAACGTGGAAAAATCCTCTGCTTCTTTGCCCGGTCTTGTTGCTCATCGATTTAATCAACTTCAAGAAATTGAAGGTATATTAGAATATCTAAACATTGAACTCCGCCGCTTACGTTCCAAAACTTTTAAGAAATATTTGGAAAACTATCAACGTGCTCTAACCAGTAGAGATGTTGACAAATACGTGGATGGTGAGGCAGATGTGGTCGATATGGAAAAAATTATCAATGAGTTTGCACTACTACGCAATCAATGGCTGGGTATTATCAAGGGCCTAGATATCAAACAATGGCAACTAAGTAATATTATAAAACTCCGAACAGCGGGCATGGAAGACGTTGTTATTTGACACAGAAAGGACTTGCGTCCTTTCTTATTTTGTAGTATAATAAATGTATCATGTATATTGAAGATTTACTCCACACATTGATGTACTCTGTAAAGGCCAATCGTTATGATTCAACTTTGGTCCAGAGTTTCTATGAGCAAATAAATTACAAAAGTTTGGGTTTCACAGAAAAACAAGCTGCAATAATGTTAAAAATCTCAAAAGCATACAAACAACAAATTAATACCCACCTTGGTAAAGATATAACGCCGTTGTTAGACAATCCGCAATTCAAATATAACATTAGAACCATTAGTACAGTGAAGCATATATCTGTAATTCCTAATACTAATAATACTAAATCTATTCTGGTAAAATTTCCCTATGATGAAACACTGGTCAAAGATATAAAAGCTGAAAAACATAAATTTATATCCGCTGAATGGAATACAGATGAAAAATCCTGGATTTTTTCATTAGAAGGTGCTACCATTGAATATTTTAGCTCATACGTTATATTCAAAGGATTTACTGCCGACGACGAATTCAAGAGATATATGGAGCAGTCATTGGAGATTACCAGCAATGTTGAAAAATATGCTCCTATGCTAACCATTGAGCACGGAATCCCTAAAATTATCAATATTTCTCCCCATGTTCCTCAATCCACCAGCAGAGATATAATTGAGGTATTGTTCGAATCTAGAAAAGTAGGTATTACTACATGGGACCAGTTAGTTGATAACACCTTGCTTGAATCTGATCAAACTCAATTGATCAAAGACTTTATAAAATCTGACATTGATAAGGAGTTTTCCATAAATTTAGAGGAAAATTCAATCTTAGATTTGAAACCCATTGTAAAGAATTTATTGCCTTGTATTGTTACCGTACCCGGCGGTAATGAATTAAACAAAATGCAACAGGCATTGGAATTGCTAAAAGCAGTCGGTATTGAAAATCACGAAATTAGTGTCTTGTTCCGCTTACCTAATGAAAATGGTGGAGATTTTAACAAATTTGTCAAAGAAGAAAAATTAAATTCTCCTGTCTCTAGCACAACTAAAGCAGTTATCCTTAGTGGAAAACTTCCTAAGCCATTGTTTGAATCAGAATTGAAATTTAATTGTGTATTGAACTTTAATTTTTACAATGTTCACTATACTCTTGCTAATTTCATGAAAAACAAGCATAATGTTATTAATGTATTAGCAGATAGAAAACAAAAGAGCCAATTATCTTGAGCACCTGTAAAGTTATTATTAAAGATGAAGTGAATGTTAAGATTGATAATTTAGATCTTGATACTCGCAAAGCATTGGTCAAAAAATTTAAGTATGAGGACCCTACTGCCCGTTTTAGACCCAGCTATAAATTAGGTCGGTGGGATGGTAGTATCAGTTTTTTTGGTCTTGGAGGATCAACTTATCTGAGTATGCTCGGCCCGGTATTAGAGTACCTCGAAACCAAGAACTACTACATTGAAGTTGAAGATCTAAGGACCAGTGATCCCTTGGAATTTCCTGAAATTTCTGAAGATTTTTGGGGAGATTTATGTTGGCCCAAAGGACATGTTATGGCCGGTCAACTTATACGTATGCGTGACTATCAATGCGAAGTTGTTAATAATTTCTTAAAGAATCCACAGAGTTTGCAGGAAGTTGCTACCGGTGCAGGCAAGACAATCATCACTGCAACTTTGAGCAAAATTTGTGAAAAATACGGTCGAACAATAATCATTGTTCCTAACAAAAGTTTAGTAGAACAAACCGAAGAAGACTTTATTAATTGCAGATTGGATGTTGGTGTGTACTACGGAGATAGAAAAAATCTCAACAAAACACATACTATTTGTACCTGGCAAAGTTTGAATATTTTAGACAAAAAATCACAAAATAATGATGAGTTATTGTCATTAGCAGAATTCTTAAATGGTGTGAGTACAGTCATAGTTGATGAGGTACATATGGCCAAAGCCGATGTATTGAAAAAATTATTAACACAGAATCTTTCTAATGCACCTATACGTTGGGGATTAACAGGAACTATACCAAAAGCGGATCACGAGTATCAAGCATTGCGAGCAAGTCTAGGAGATGTTATACATCACATATCTGCACATGAATTACAGGCTCGCGGTGTATTAAGTAATTGTCATGTTAATGTTGTACAAACAGCAGAATGGAAAGAATTTGGTAGTTATGCTGAAGAACTGAAATATCTAGTTACTGATAGTACACGCATGACACATATCAGTAACATGATTCGCAATATTGCAGCATCAGGAAATACCTTGGTCTTGGTTAATAGAATTGACTCAGGTAAATTTATTATCGAGCAAATACCAGAGGCGGTGTTTGTGTCAGGTGAAGTTAAAACTAAAGACAGGAAAGAAGAGTACGATGAGATTAAAACAGCTGATAACAAGATTATTGTGGCGACTTTTGGTGTGGCCGCTGTGGGTATTAATATCCCTAGGATTTTTAATCTGGTTCTTTTGGAGCCCGGAAAGAGCTTTGTCAGAGTTATACAAAGCATTGGGCGAGGTATTAGAAAAGCTGACGACAAAGACTTCGTCCAGATCTGGGACATAACCGCAGCTACCAAATACGCTAAACGTCACCTAACAGAAAGAAAGAGGTTTTATAAAGAAGCCAAATACCCATTTAATATTGAGAAAGTAAAATACATATAATGCAAATTTTAACCCTGAACAACGAGATATTTCATCTCAACGACTTACCAGAAGAAGTAGATGAAGATCTAAGATTTGCTGTACTAGATAATAGCGATAGTAGTAACCCTGATTATTTCTTTATTCCATTAATATTTTTAGAGAGTTTTACAGGACCAGCAGCAGTATTAAAAATAGGTAAACATGAACTTACTATGCCATTAGACTGGTGTTCCATTGTTGGTGATCCCGAAGGACCCGACATGGAAGTACTTCCACTAACTAGCTTAAATGATCGTGGATTCAAAACATTTTGCTTTAATCCATTGAGTAGTTTTAGACCTGAATTTCATGAAATTGATATTATTGATGTTTATCAGGATGTTAAGTGGTATTTTCCAAAGATGAAACCTGGACAATTATTATGCACACCATTGGAATCAGGACCTAAGCCTACCTGTGCTTATTTTGTCAAAGAAGTTAGTCGCCAAAGTGAATTAGTGGATTATACAAGGTGCTGGTAAATGCCAATTTTTGAAAGTCCAGATAAGGGTGAAACAGTATACAGTAGAGAGGAAGGATCTACTAATCGTGTATTAGTTAATCAGTCTCCAAAGTCAATAGAAACATACAAAGAGATACAAGAACTTAAATTATGGGGCAATATTCATCGTGCCGCCAAGACCAATCCTGCTTTACAAGAAGCATTAGATCGTGTTAAAGTAACATACTACTTGACAAAAGACTACGAAGAAAGATATGGCAACCGCAGCAAAACTTGATATTAAACGTGAACTAAATGCTGTAGATCAAAAGAACTACAACTTCTATGATGATCTCACTAACGAAGAACGTAAGGCATTTAGCCCTTATATCTTAATGAGATATACCGCTAGCGTTCAGGGCGATAGAGATACACAAGAATGGTTTATTGAAATGACCAACGAAATGGTTAATAAGAATCATTGGGATCTTAGTAAGAATCATAAAGCTCTACTGTGGAAATTGTTTGCCGGAGTAGGTACAGGAGCCACTGCTTATCACCCTTACTTGGCAGCGGGTAAAAAAGAAAAAGCTAATAAGATTGAACGACTATTGTGTGAACTATATCCAGCAACAAAGATGTCTGATATTAAACTAATGGCATCTATGATGAGTAAAAAAGATCGAGAAGAATTATTTGATAAAATGGGCTTTGATAAAAAACAACGGAAAGAATACGAATGATAGCATTGGTAGAACAACCGTATACTTGTGTACATTGCAATAAAAGTTTTATGAAAGATAAGACTCTTGTTGCCCACATGTGCGAGCGTAAGAGACGTGCTCTACAACAAGATGAAAAACGTGTCCAAGCTGGATTCATGGCATTTAATCGTTTTTGGCAATTGACACAAAATGCTAAACAACCTAAGACTTATGATAATTTTGCTGACAGTAGTTATTATAATGCCTTTGTTAAGTTTGGTAGTTTTATTAATAATGTTAATCCACTCTATCCAACTAAGTTTGTTGACTATGTGATTAAAAGTGGAGTAAAATTAGATCACTGGTGCAGAGACGAACTCTACGAAAAATATCTATTTGATATGCTTAAAACAGAACCAGTAGAGAGTGCTGTACAAAGAACATTACAAAATATGATGGAGTGGGGCGATGCAAACAATGCCAACTATGCACATTACTTTAACTATGTAAGTCTTAACAAAGCGGTACATGACATACTCAATGGTAAGATTAGTTTCTGGATGATACTTAATAGTGCTCCTGGTAAAACTATGATTAGTAACATGAGTGATGAACAATTAATGATGATCGCTCCTGTGTTTGATGTTCCGTTTTGGATGAAGAAGTTTAAGCAAAGCCCGGCGGATGTTGCTCTAGTAAAAGAAATTTGCGACGAGGTTGGAATAAAATGAGTCAAGAAAATGTTCAAAAGTTTGTAAACTATCATCGCATACAAGTTATTGATGATAACAAACGTGCCCATAGACATACACGTATGCATGTGAAATATTTTCACAACCCTGCTGACTATAACGAATTAGAAGAAATGAAGGAAATGAATTTTGAAACTGAAAGATTACTAACAGTGGAAATTACAGAGAGTGAGTTAGAACGTATTGCAGACTTTGAAGCAGAAGTTCATAATAACTTACACAACCAAGGTCATTACAGAATGTTTGAACGTATGACTGAATTAAAAGAACGTGAAAAGTATATTAAGAACAAATATCCAGCAGTGAAAAAAGCCTACGAACATTATAGTCTAATGTTAAAATTAGCAGAGAGCGGCGAACTATGAACATACCTAAAGAAGGAAGCAGGTGGGGAACTATTACCGAAACATTTGTTGTACTATATACAATTGAATTAAACGAGCATATGTGGATTCATTATAGACTGGAATCTAGTGATCAAGAATATAGTTGCTATGTGGAAAGTTTCTTAGAGAGATTTACACCCGTATTATGAAACAAAAGTTTATTGATCTTTATATGGACTGGGCTACTCGTACAGCCAAACTAAGTCATGCTCGACGATTACAAGTAGGTGCGGTCATCGTCAAGGATGACAGCGTGATTAGTTACGGCTATAATGGTATGCCTGCAGGTTGGGATAACGATTGCGAGAATAAAGAATACATGGGCAGTGATGCTGGTGGTTGGCTCGATCCTGAAGAGATTTACGAACAGTGGCCATTTGAAGAAACCGTAGTAGTCGCAAACGATAATGAAAGTTTTGAAACTACTCGTCGATATAAACTAAAAACTAAACCAGAGGTATTACATGCTGAATCAAATTCTATTGCGAAATTGGCCAAAAGTACAAATAGCGGTATGGGCGCTACTATGTTCATTACCCACGCTCCATGTATGGAGTGTGCCAAACTTATATACCAAAGCGGTATTGGGCACGTTCTATATCGTAGTGCTTATAGGGATACTAGTGGCGTTACATTTCTCGAAGCATCGGGTGTAAAGGTTGAACAGATATAATGGATATTGATATCGACTTCCCTGATAGAAAGAAAATACTTGATATAATCAAGCATATTCCTGCACGTCTCGAAGATGG